ATTATTGAAAAGACAGATTGCAAGTGCGCGATGGGGCACCTTGAACTCCAAGGATTTAGAGTTAATCGACAGATCGTCATGGAGCATGGTATGGAGTGCTCAGTATTTGAGAAGTTCAGTCATGTCTTCTCCGGTCACTATCACACTAGATCGACTAATGGCAAAATCTCGTACCTAGGAAATCCATATGAGATGTTCTGGAGTGATGTGAATGATGCTCGCGGATTTCATATTTTTGATACAGAGACATTAGAAAGAACTCCAATCAATAATCCACATAGAATGTTTTATAACATTTACTATGAGGATACTCCGCATCAAACTTTTGATACTAGAGAATATGAAAACAAAATTGTCAAAGTTATTGTTCGTAAGAAAACCAGCACAAAGAATTTTGAAAAGTTTGTTGACAAACTTTACTCATCAGGCATCGCTGAATTAAAAGTTGTTGAAAACTTTGACTTTAGTGGATGGTATGATAAGGAAGTTGATTTAGTGGAATCTGAGGATACTATGTCAATTCTGAACAGATACATTGAAGAGGCAGAGGTCCCTCTTGATAAATCGTTGATTCAAAAAATTATGAATGATGTTTATCAGGAAGCGTGTGAGTTAGTGTAATGTATATCCTTACTATTCATGGTAGAGAAACAGAAGGAGCATATTCTGTAAAGGATGATGATGGAGATCAAATTCTTTATCTATTTGAAGAAGAAGATGATGCCATGAGATATGCCATGATGTTGGAGGATGATGGAAGTCCCGTTATGCATGTAATAGAAGTAGAAGATGATATAATGATTAAGACCTGTGAGATGCATGATTATAAGTATGCAGTGATCACAAAGAACGACCTTGTAATTCCTCCAGACGCTAGTCATGATTTTGTTTGAAACGATTCGTTGGAAAAATTTTCTATCAACGGGTAATCAATACACTGAATTTGCACTTAACGAAAACTCTACCAATTTAATTATTGGAACGAATGGTGCTGGTAAATCAACAGTGCTTGATGCTTTGACATTTTCTTTATTTGGTAAACCTTTTCGTAAGATTAATAAACCTCAACTTATCAACTCTGTGAATGAAAAGGATTGTAAGGTAGAGGTTGAATTCACCATTGGTGACACAAATTGGAAAGTGATTCGTGGGATCAAACCTGCTTTGTTTGAGATTCATAGGAATGGTTGTGTGATGGATCAGTTTGCTGCTGCCCTAGATCAACAAAAATGGTTGGAGCAAAACGTTCTAAAGATGAACTATAAGTCTTTTACACAGATTGTGATTTTGGGTAGCAGCACCTTTGTCCCTTTCATGCAACTGCCTGCAAACAGTAGGAGAGAGGTGATTGAGGATTTGCTTGATATTAAAATCTTTTCTTCCATGAATGGTATCTTAAAAGATAAGATTCGCATGGTGAAAGAAGATATCAAAGTCCTTAATCTTAAAAAAGAATCTTTAACTGATAAAGTTCAAATGCAGGAAAACTTTATTGAGGAGTTAGAAAACCAAGCAGCACAAAATATTGAAAGTAAGAAAAAGAAAGTAACTGAACTTCTTACCGAAACTGATTTGTATATGCGTCAAAATTCATTGACAGAAGAAAGTATTTTTGCCTCTACTAAAGAGCAAAAAAATGTAACTGGTGCCACTGATAAACTTCGCAAACTTGGAAACTTAAAAGGAAAGATCTCACAAAAAGTATCTACTATTACTAAAGAGCATAAATTTTTTACAGAGAATACGGTCTGCCCTACCTGTAATCAAGATATTGAAGAGACCCTAAGAATAAATAGAATTAATGACGCTCAAACTAAAGCAAAGGAGTTGCAATCTGGTTATAAAGAACTAGAGGAAGCAATTAAAGAGGAAGAAGAGCGAGAGCGTCAATTTACTACTCTATCAAAGGAGATCTCAAAACTCAATAATGATATTTCTCAGAACAATGCTAGGATTTCTGGATGTCAACGGCAAATCAGAGATCTGGAATCGGAAGTTCAAAACCTTACCGATCAACTTGCAAATAGAAATACTGAACATGAGAAGTTAGAGACCTTTAAAGACAGTTTAAAAACTACATACGAAGATTTATCTTCAAAGAAGGATACAATCTGCTATTACGATTTTTCGTATAGTCTGCTCAAAGATGGTGGAGTAAAATCTAAAATCATTAAGAAGTATCTTCCTTTGATTAACCAGCAGGTAAATCGTTATCTGCAGATGATGGATTTTTATATCAACTTTACTCTTGATGAGGAGTTTAGCGAGACCGTTAAATCTCCAATACATGAAGATTTTTCTTATGCTTCTTTCAGCGAGGGGGAGAAGATGAGAATTGACCTAGCACTCTTGTTCACCTGGAGAGAGGTGGCAAGAATGAAAAACTCTGTAAATACAAATTTGCTTATCATGGATGAAGTGTTTGACAGTTCATTAGATGGATTCGGAACCGAAGAGTTTATCAAGATTATTAAATACGTTGTAAAGGATGCTAACATCTTTATTATCTCTCACAAGACTGGTCTAGAAGATCGATTTGATAATGTCATGAGATTTGAAAAAGTTAAAGGATTTAGTAGGATGATGCCATGAAAGTTTTAGTCACAGGTCATAATGGTTTCATTGGTCGCAATGTTTTTTTAGATTGGCAACAAACCATTGGTGCCAATAATGTAGATGGTATTGATTATCCTGATGATATCGGTAACTTTGATGGTGGTGATTACGATCTCGTTATTCATCTTGCAGCGTATGCTGACATCAGAGAGAGTTTGAAAGAACCACAACTTTACTATGAAAACAATGTAATCAAAGCAAAGAAATTATTTGAATGGTGTAGAGAAACTAATACGAGACTTCTGTATGCCTCTTCTAGTGCAGTAGAGGAAGATTACTGGGAGAATCCATATGCAATGACAAAGTGGATTAATGAAGTCATGGCACCACCCAATTCAGTTGGCATGAGGTTCACAACTGTCTATGGTCCTAACAGTCGTCCTAATATGATGTATAGGATGCTTGAGGACAAGACAGCAAAGTATGTCACAAACCATAAACGTGATTGGATTCATGTTGAAGACGTGTGTCGTGCTATTCATTATCTTGCATCCTCTGGTATTACAGGTCCTGTAACCGTTGGTACGGGTAAATCAGTTTCGGTTAGAAAACTTGCTCGGGCGATGGGTATGGGACATCTTCCTCTTGTGGAGGATACTCCTGGAGAGAGAATGGATAACCAGGCAGATATTTCTAAACTAAAGGATCTTGGTTGGTCTCCTACTGTAAATATTTTTGATACAGTGTGAAGTTCTATATCAAAAATATTAATTTAACAAAAACTTCATTAAGTTAGCATACGAACACTAAATAGTAACAGAATTGGAGATAGCAGGATGCTCTAAACGTTTCGTTATTTTATCGTAATTGGAGAGAGTCATGCACAACATCATCTCATACAATCAACTAGCCGGTTGGAAACAAAGCGTGGACCATTTAGATAGGACTATAACACACGCTAACGAACAATCTGACGCATTAAACGATTATTACAACTGCCTGATTGAATGTGATGAGAGTCAACGTATCTGTAAACGAATTTGCAAAACGATTTTAGAATAGACCGTAGACACAAGGAGAACTGTCACTAAGTGCCCCCCGCTTCGGCGGGGGGTTTAGTATTATAGGGGCATCAACAGAAAAAGCATGACCGTTAAGCACGAAATCAAATCACAACTTGCCAAACTGCTTGCTACAGAAGACTTAATTGTAGAGCACAAGCAATGCGAGACTGCTTGTTTCAACGTGCATACTCGCGTCCTTACACTTCCAATGTGGGAACGAGCAAGTAATATTGTCTACGATCTTCTGGTGGGTCATGAAGTGGGGCATGCTTTGTTCACACCAGATGAAGATTGGTTGAAACGTAAAAAAATCCCTCCTCAGTTTGTCAATGTGGTTGAGGATGCTAGGATTGAAAAAATGATGAAGCGTAAGTATGCTGGACTCGCCAAGACTTTCTATCATGGGTACAAGGAATTACACGAAGAAGATTTTTTCTCTTTATCTGATAGCGACATCACTGATTTTAACCTTGCTGATCGTGCAAATCTTTACTTTAAGATCGGTAATTTTCTAGACCTTTCTTTTACAGAGGAAGAGTTGGCAATCATTCGTATGATTGACGGATGTGATGACTTTGAAGACGTGCTTATCGCTGCAGAAGCACTCTATAAGTTCTGCAAAAAAAAGCAGGATGAAGAAGTAAATAAACCTACAAATCAAACTGAAGATCAACAACCAGCATCAGAACTATTTGATGAGGATGCAAAAGAAGAAGTTGATGGTGAATCTGATGATAAGGTAGAAGATTCGCAGGAACCTATTTCTACTGACCAGCAAATTGATATTGATACAAAAGATGAACCAAAGGTTGAGACTGCTGATTCTTTAAGTGGTAACCTTAAAGATCTTATCAATGAGAACTCCAGTGAAACTGTTTATCTAGAAGTTCCGAAAGTTAATCTTGACAATGTAATAGCAAGTAACCATGATGTCCATGATTACATTGACTGGTGGTGGTCTAGGTATGATGAGTTTGAAACTCCTATATTTGCGGGACCAGATCAGGAGTTTATCAAGTTTAAGC